CCAAAAGTATAATTCCTTTTTATCGCAGTTCCATTAATAGTTGTTGTATTTATATTAGCACAATTAAGGATTTCGTTATTAGTCATATCTATATTGTGATAAGCACTATTACCTTGATTTAAAACATTATTGAGGTCAGGTATAGAAGCAGAAGGAGGATAAGCACTACCATTAATCGTTGATAAATTGATATTATTTACTCCTATAATGTCGTGCGAATTAGCATTATTGTCTATCATCAATACATTATTTAAACCATATGGAGAAGTTGGGTAAGGAGGATAAGGAGAACCATTAATATTTTGTAATCCACTTATAGACCCATTATTATTAGCAAAATTGAGGAATGCTGTTTCCAAATAAGTCGCATTATCACTACACTTGATTTGATTTACACCTATTATTTGTTGATTACCTGCGTCGTTTCCTTGTGATAATACTTGTTGTAAAGTTTGAGAAGCAGTAGGAGGGTAAGAAGAACCATTAATAGTTTGTAATCCTGTAATAGCACCATTATTATTATTAAAAAAGAGTTGTCCTTGTGCTAATCCAGTAGCATTATCGTTTAACGCTAAATTATTAAGACCTATTAATTGACTACCATTAGCATTATCACCTTGAACTAATACTTGTTGTATATTAGGGGTTGCTCCACCACCAGCAAGAATGGAAGACCAAGAAGCAGTAGAAGGAACACCACCATTCGTAGTTAAAATAACATTATCAGGAGTAATTTGTAATTGCTGACTGGTAGATAAATTAGGTTGGGTCGCCAACATTAACATACTCGCTCCTTGTATGGTAGTAGTGCTGTCGCCTCCGTAAATATTATCGTGAGCGTTTGATATAATAGAAATATCAGTAATTTCCGTATGAGTAGGACTTGTTCCTGATGTCCCACCACTAATATACAGATTTTCATTAGTCAAAGTTGCTGTTTGTGGAAGAGGAGAAGTATTAGTATCTTGTAATACAACACTTTCAGGATTTAATACTAATTCTTTTGTAGTAGCACCTACTCCAACCTGTTTATAAAGAATAGAACCGCTTGATGCTGACTGGATAATAAAATCACTATTCGCAACGCTTTCATATTGAAGACCAAAAAAATCAGCGTTGTCACCTCCTAATGTAACAAAACTATCTGCTCCTTGTGTGGTTAATTTGTTGGATAGTATAGTAGTTTGTTTGCCTGTTCCGTCCGCAATATAAACTTGGGTGTTGTCAATAGTAGTTGTTGAAAGAGTTGGAGAAGCAGAAAATATTTGGGACACATCAAGGGCATTATTACCAGCAGTTAGAACTTGTGAAATAGTAGGAGTAGAAGCAACAGGAGGATAAGCAGACCCATTAATATTCACGACATTTGTAATATTGTGAGAGTTCATATTGAGGTCTTGTGTTCCAACGGAATTACCAACAGACATTACAGCAGAAAGAGATGGAACAGAAGCAACAGGAGGATAAGCAGACCCATTAATAGTATTCAACGCAATATTATCTACACCTTGAATATCTTGTCCGTTTGCGTTATTTCCAGTGGCAAGAACATCACCGAGCGTTTGAGGTGTGCCTCCACCCCCACTTAAATTAGCAAGTTGAGATTGTAAAAGCGAATATTTGGTGTTTAATGTTCCGTAAGACCCATTACCACCAGTTTTATACATTTTTGGTTGCGTCGCCATTTATATAATACCAATATATTAAATATGCCGAAAAACAAAAAAAAATCTAACAATAAGTTTGATTTAATAAAACCTGAAATAGAGATGAATGAACCATTAGAAACCAGTTCAAATGAAACAGACGACCAAGAGTGGAGTAGTGATATAGAAGATATACTAAATAGGATTTGTCAAAACTGCTCTGTAATGTCTAAACATCACAAATATCGGTATTTAGCGTTAAAGGGTAAATTAATATATTTTAAAGTCCCTCTCATCGTATTAGGTGGGGCAAACTCGGTAATGAGCGTTGGGTTGGTCGCATATTTGGAGCAACAATCAGTATCCCTGATTAATTGTATAATTTCTCTCATTTGTGCGATAATAACATCGGTAGAATTATTTTTAGGCATACAATCAGGAATGGAAAAAGAATTAACATCACAGCGAGATTTTTATTTAATGGCGGTGGATATTAATTCCGTTCTGTTGCTTGATAGACGGCATCGTAGTTTTAATGGAAAAAGATATTTAGAAAAGATGTCGTCCCAGTATAATAAACTAATTAGTGATAGTGAGGTTTTAGATAGAAAGATAGAGGACAAGTTATTAATTATTAATATTAATAATCAAATGAGCGAAAAATTAGATGAGATTATTTGTGAAAGTCCAACGAATAAAAATCTTATTGTATAGTATAATGGAAAAACCTACATTTGAACCCTTTTCAAATAAACCTGACATCAGCGAAAGTTCAAGGAAATTATACACATTTAATCTTTTAAAGTTGAATGATGGAAAACCAATCAAGGATTTAAAGTTTCTCGGCAACGAAAGTATTTTAGAAAAAATCAAAGAGTTAAAACCCAATACTCGCCGAACTTATTTAATCGCAATTGTTAGTTCCCTAAAAGGTAGAACAGAACCAAAATACAAGAAACTTTACACTAAATACTACGAAATGTTGGACGCTCTAAATAAAGAGTTGAAAGACAATAGCACCAAAAGTGAAACCGCCAAAGCAAACTGGATAGAACAAACAGAGGTAGAGAGTAAGTTGGACGAATTAAAATCTATTTTGCCTGAAATCAAAGACAAAAAGAAAATAAGTGAGGACGAGTTTAACAAATTAACCAAATTGGTTGTTTTAGGATTATATACGCTCCAACAACCTCGCCGTAATAAAGATTATACGGATATGCTAATTGTCAAGAAAGTTCCTGATGACAAGGCGTTTAATTATTTAGACATATCAAAATGGGAATGGATTTTTAATAATTATAAAACAGAAAAGACCTACAAACAAAAGGTATTGCCTGTTCCTGAACCATTAAAAGATTTGCTCCAAGTTTATTTTAAATATCACCCCCAAGCAAAAGAAATCAAAAAGAAAACGATTGACGAACAAATACCTCTACTACCAAGTGTCAAGACCAGTCCTGAAATGACACGAATGTTAAATAAAATATTCGGTAAAAAAATAGGTGTCAGTATGCTACGAGCGATTAATCTAACAGATAAATATGGCGACACTTTGAAAAACTTAAAGAAAGATGTTGCTGATATGGGAACATCGGTAGATACGAGCATCAACAACTATATTAAGCAAGATTAGATTTTACTTTTACCTTTTCAAAATAGGGTGAGAAATATATTAGGGTTCATCATTCGTCAATAATCTAAAAGATATTATATATTAGTAGTATATAATGTCTAACATTCAAAAAAACACCTTATCTTTCAGTTGTTCTAAAAAGATGACTTATTTGAGAACTCCTGTTGATATATGGGAACAATTGTCAAAAGAGTTCGCATTTACGATAGATGTTTGTGCGTCCCACGAAAACCATTTATTAGATAGATATTATACGATAGAGGATAGTGCTTTAAACCACGATTGGAGTGGAGAGGTCGCATACATTCACCCTTTATTTGACGGCAAGATAGGCAAGTTTGTTGAAAAGGCATTCAAGACAAAAAACTTAACAGCAGTATTTTTATTACCAGCATCTACCCATACAAAGTATTTCCACGAATGTTTTTATAAGAACCCAAATTGCGAAATACGATTTTTACGCAAAGGAGCGAAAGGGTTTCATTTTGGAAAAGATGATGGTAGTGCTGACGAGAAAGATAAAATCGGTTATATTAAACCATTAATGGTTGTTGTAATGAAAAATCCAGCGTAAGTTAATCTAAAATAAATAAAATCTAACTATAAATAATATGGATAAAGACGATACATATTATTTTCACCAAACACCAAAACCACTTTGCGAGGAATTGATTAAGCAAGTTCCGTTGGAACAAGGCGACAGAGTTTTAGAGGCATTTAGGGGAGAGGGCAATTTTTATAATTCTTTTCCTGATTTTGTTGAAAAAGATTGGTGTGAAATTGTTGATGGACGAGATTACAAAGATTACGATAAGGAGTATGACTGGGTTATAACCAATCCACCTTTTCAAATAGACGAACAACAAACAGGACGCAGAGAAAATACTTTTTATAAATTATTAAATTACTACTCTCACCGAGCAAAAAAAGGAATAGCATTCTTGGGAAATGACACTTGTTTCTCAACGCTGACCCCAACACGATTAAAAGAATTAAACGGACGAGGTTGGTTTATCCACAAGATAATTTGTTGTGCGATTAAGAAATGGAGAGGTAGATATTTTTTTATTATTTTTAAGAAACAACCCTGCGACCTGTATAAGTTTATAGATGGGTCGTTTTAATTATTCTACATATTTCGCCACAAGATAATCGGTTGATACTCCTTGTTCTTTTGTTTGTTTTTTGATGAATGCTTGAAACTCTTTTAAATTATAACCCATTTTCATCATCTCAATACGAAAGACACACCAGCGTCCGCAGGTTTGTATATTACTATCTAATTTTTGAAACCTTTTATCGTTCCAAATAGTTTCCCAACCCTCTTGTTTTGCTTTATCCATTAATCGTGTCATTTCATTTGTATTTTCGCCTAAAATCGTCCTCATCATTTTATTAACAAACTTCCAATCTGTATCCCATTTAGCACCATACGAATTAAAATATTCTATCGTTTTTCCGTATCGCAATAAAGCGACCCAGTGACCGCTATTATATTTATCCTCAATCAATATAATTCTTGCGGACTTGTCGCTTGGTAATAAGTCAGTTATATCATTATAGTTTTTAAGGTCGCTATATTTAATAATATCGGCAGGTTTAATACCAGTATGTCTTTCTAAATCGGCATCAGTCATCGGTGTTGAAATGCGACCAGCAATCATACTTTCGGTTACAATCTTTTTTCGTGGTTGTTCTTCCATTATATAGATTATAAATATTATTTTTTGGATTATTTAGGGAAATTATTTGGATTTATTTAGAAATAAGTAATTTAGGAATATTTGCGTTTAAAACCAAAAAATAATAATCTTTATATAACTTATAGAATGACGCATTACGAACAATCTTACAGATTTGGTAAAAAGGAGGAGGAACGAGTGTTGCCTCTTATCAGGCAGTTTTTTAAGAACGATATTCAAGAATATCCTGACCGCTTCGCTCATCACGATTTTTTTGATGAGGAACGAGATTACGAATTAAAGAGTAGAACAAATAATATGAATGCTTATCCTGACACGATGATTACGATGAATAAACTACAACAACTTACCAAACCATTAGTGCTGTTGTTTAATTACCGAGATTGTCTTTGTTATATTAATTATAATCCTGACAAGTTCGCTGGATACAGAAAGCAAATGTTCGCAAGGTCGCAGAGGGATTGTGATAAGAAAGAACATATTTTTATTCCTATTACGGATTTAGAGGTGATAGGAACTTGGGAAATAGAAAAAAACCCTGCCTATAAGGCGAGTAATGGGTTTTAATCTTGATTTTTATATACAATAATCTAATTTGATGATATAGATTATTGTTTTTTGATTATTTTTCAACTTTTTTGATTTTTATTTGATTTTAATACGAATAATTTTAAAATTATTGAATACAATAATGTATTAGTAATAATCTAAACTCGCTATTTTGATTTATTTTTATTGTTTTTAGGTTTTTCTTTGTAATAATCTAATTATACACCACTATAATAACCTAAATCGTTTTGTTTTTGTCTAATTGTTTGAGTAAATGCGGTTCTTTTATCATTATCTTTAAAACAAGTTCGTAGCGTTTGTTGCTGGTTAATTATTTTACCCTTTTTATTTTTTGTGAGGTAATAATGCTCGTAATCAAACCACATTAGTTCGCCATTTCGCATTAAGGGTTCTACCTCTATTGTTCGTTTCACTCTTTTTAACATATAGAATAATTCCCAGTCGCAAACAAGCATCTTACCTTGTGAGTAATCGTAGCATTTGTCGCCAAGTTCTACCCACGAATGAAAGATGGGGAGACCTTTGCCTTTATTTAAGTGTATGTATTTCTCCGCTCTACTCCAACATTCACCTTGAACTATCTTTGCTCCCAATTTTTTTAATTTTAACCAAGTTTTTATTGATTGTTCTACGCAATCACCACCTCCGTTTGAATACGGACTATACCCTTCTGTTTTTTCGCTACATTTATAAAATGGTTTCTCATTCCATTCTCGTATCTTTATAGCATTCGCTCTTACCTGTTCTACAACCAAAGTGTAGCATTCATCAATTTCCTTATTCACTTTGCGATTTCTTAAAGTTCTTGACATTTTTGTTGCTTGATTGCGTATCTGTATTTTATTTATAATCTAATCAATTTTATACAAAAAAAGATTTCAATTTTTTTTTGTAAAATAAAATGTGTAGAAAATTGAAATGCTTTTTCTAAAATAATTTATACGCATCAGGTAAATCATTTTATTATCATTTTAAAAAAAAATTGAAATAGATTTTCAAGAATAAATTATACGCATTAAAATAACAACAAAGCAATCAAAATGTTCCAATACAATAAATCCAAGACCTATACCCTCACTAACGATATGAACGATATTGACAATTATATCGGTTGTCGTATCCCAATGATGATGAATAGACCGATGTTTGATAAGAATGGGTTGAGTGATGACGAGATAATTTCACGCTTATCCAAGTTTCTATATTTCGTCTGCGTGTTTGAGAATGTATGGAGAGCAAAAGGAGCGGACGATTGCCGAACCTTACCACAGGGCAACGGCGAGTTCTTATTCACCGCTTTAAAAGGTGATGATGTCCTGAAACAGACAAAAATGGTGCTGTGGTAATTAATCCTTGTAATGCTTTATCATTTTAAAAAAATATTCTTTATAATCATCTTTCACTTTACTAAATATAAAAAATAACCAACAAATAGAAACAAAAATCAAGATAAACATTATATACTATAAAAACAAATAAAAAATGGGAATAATCCCTTTTTTATTTTTTATTTAATTAATTTTAAAACAGGTGATAAATATATATAAGTTCGTCATTCGTCAATAATATTTTTATTTTTTAATTCTATACCAGTTCGCAAGTCCCATTTCCACGCATCTTGCGTCGCTTGGTTCAGCGTGTTCCTTGTCGTATTTGAAACCATATTTGGTGTAAAACTGGACTAACATTCGGTCTGCGATGGGAAACTGGATTTTGATTTCAGGTCTGTTTGTATCCGCCCACGCAATAAAGTCGTCCATCAGTAATTTACCATATTTGTTGCCTCGTTCTGCTCCATCAACCAAGAGGAACTCCAAACAACAACCCTGCCCTCTCTTGCTTTTCTTGGGATAATCCCAAAAGGTAAATCCAATAAACTTGTCATCTTTCATTAGTAAGCGGAACTCCCAGTTGTAGTCGTCGTATTTTGAGAACTGCTTGGTTTCCTCTCGGTCAATTCGTTCCTGCGTCCAACCAGCAAGACGGAGTTGCTTGGTTAAAGCAGGGGATAATTTCCGTAGCACCATATTCCAAATGGGGTCTATATAAAAGTTGTGGGTCAAAGATAATTTGACAACAGCGTTGGTGTGCTGTCTATTAGTCAGGTCGCCGATAATAATTTGAGTAGTCATTTTGTTAAGTTGAGTGTTGCTTTGTTGCTATACGATTTATTCTAAAATGTCTTTCAATTTTCTACAAAAAAGATTTCAATTTTTTTTTGAATGCTAAAAAAAATAAAAATAAATTGGGGGTGAAAAAGTGTCAAAAAAAGATGGTTGGATTTTATTTTATTTTTATTTTTTTTTGTAAAAAATTGAAATGCTTTTTTCACAAAGTTATATTCGTATCAACTCAAACCAAAATTATAGATTTTTAGTAATCTCAATTTTATTAGCAAACAAAAAAAAATTGAAATCAATTTTCGTATAAAATTGAAAGGCATATTACAACAAGAACTTAACGCAACAAGCAACTTAACAATTATCAAGAATGTTTAACTCCACCAAAGCAAGAACTATTGAGGAAATCCGCAACTCCAAGTGCGACGAGTATAAGGAAATGACTGCCTCCAAAGCAGACCTTTTGCGATATGTCGCCGAGTTAGAGGAGGAACACGGCGTAGGTAATGTGAATGTGGAAATCCTCGCCAACGGACAAGTCCATATCAGCACTACCAATTTCGTAACCCAAGAGGAAATTATTGACGGACACTTTTGGGTGGAAACCCCTGATGGTGAGGTTTATAATGACCTGACTGGTGCGGAACATATCGCCAAGTTTGAGGCAAATGGCGAAACTGCGGTCTATCTCCCTGCTAATCCTGATGACGAGGAAAGATTTATCGCAAAGAAAATGATGATGGTTCAAAAAAATATTGACAAGGTAGGTAGTGCGGAGGAATATTACCAGTCATTAGCGAGTAAGCGTATGAATGGGTTTGATTGTTTCCAAAATGCGACCTTGATGGCGTATCAAACTGGATACAGAATGAGATACGGACATTTTGGAGCGATGAAACCAAATGGTATGATTTACTGGTATTTCGGTCACCCAAAAAATAAATACGAGGACTTTGAGGTCAAAAAAGATAAAAAAGATTACAAATCAGGCGACACTCATTACAGCGACCACCCATACCTCGTGGAGAAAAAACAGCGTCAATTCCGCCTCAAACAAGAGGCAAAGGAACGAGCAAAGGCAATCCAAAAAGCGAAAGACGATGCCGAGTTTGAGGTGAGAAAAGCACAGCAGGAGAAAGCAGAGGCAGAATTACTTGCGATGCTTGACAAAGAGGACAGCAAAAAGAAATCCAAGAAACAAAACAATAAAAAATCAAAAAAATAAAAATAAAAAATAAACTAATTTTAAAAACATTTAGAAATAATATTCACTTATATATATAACCTGTATGATACATTTACAAACCATTTTAATTAATTTAATTATAACATTAGGAGTATGTCTGCTTATTACGCAGTCATACTTTTTTGTTCGGTTGAGTGGTGGTGGTTCAGCAAGACATTTGAGAGGTTGTTTGGACTGGTAATTACATTTCCAAAAATCCACCGCAACTACACAGATGACTTACCAAGTCATTCTTTTTTACTTTTGTTAATTTTATTCTGTGCTGTTTAGGTAATTTTTTTGCGAGTGCTTTTAGTTCTCGCAAAGATTTCTTTTTTAGACCTTTACCAATCATATTTATATCTTCTTGACCCATTTTTACTTTTTCTTGTTGCTCTTTCACCCATTCTTCCGCTAATTGTTTGCGAACTTTCTTTGGAATTAAACTTGCTCCTTCAAATGATACTCCATTAGGGTCGCCCATTAATTCATCGGCAAACATTTCTGCCTGTTGTCTTTGTTGGGGTGTCAATTGGGGGTTCTTATCAAATACCTTTCTAACCCAACTAAACATTCCTCCACTACGACCTTGTCCTATTTCTTTGTCTTGGTCTGCTCTATCTAATACACTAACAGTATGCTCCGCAAGTGGATTTATTGTTTTGCTTTCAAGTGTGGTTGTATTCTTATCTTTTTTAAATAATGGAACTAAAAATGAAACTGGGTCATATTTGGTGCGGATTGAATATGTATTATCACTTTTCTTTTTTAACGCATCAGGAATATTGTATGCTGGGTTTAATTCTATCACCTCTTTTGAGTTCTGCCCTACATCTCTCGCCAATTTTGAACCGAGAGAATGACCTATTGTGGTAATGTTTTTTGCTCCGTATTTTGCTTCTGCCTTACGCTGAATATCTTGGGCGTGTTTAAATCGTTCTGTATTGTGGAGGTCAAATCCAAGAGCATATTTCAGGTCAGTTCCTATATCGTGAATACCTTGTGTGCCTCTGTGTGAAACTACAACCTCACCAGTTTTTTTATTTTTATAAACCTGAACTCGTTGTCCTGATAATTCTTTATCCACTTCGTAATCTAAATAGTTGTCAGGTGTTTTGTCATACGATTTATTTAATAGTCCTTTTAAACTTGAAATACTTATTTTACCACCTTGTAAAGCAGTATTATATAAATGTCTGTATAATCCACCTACTTTTTCATCATCACTTTCGCTGTCGCTTTCACTACCAGTATCACTATCGGTTTCAGCACCACCTCTCGCTGAATGTTGCGGTAAAATTACATTTAAATAAAACGACGCTCTTTTTTGTGTTCTTGGTTGAAACTTTTTAGGATTTCTCAACACCATTTTCGCAAAAGCATCTAAATCTTTTACTTTTGATTTTGGATATTGATGTCTATACGCTTGAAATTGTTTGGTAAAACTACCCCATTTGATATTTTCAAAATCTATATTTCCACTCATTTATATTAATACAATATATTATTTTAATATAAAATTACATATAACGACGAGGAGTGTAAGCATCTGCTCCCATTCCTGTTCTAAAACCTGCTCCTGTTGATACTGAACCTTCGTCATCATCTACTTCATCAGGAGTAGCGTGGGGATTTGCTCCAATACCAGCATTATATCCTTCAATTAAATCACCAAATCGTTTTTCCCACGCATTAAAATCATCTTTCCAATTACTTTCTAATTCGCCTAATGCTTGTGCGGTTTCTTCTAAATGTTCGGCGTTGTCTATTTGTTCCATTATATCTTCAAGAGAACCTGATGCGTTTTCTATAAAATGAAATAGTTGGACGATTTCTTGGAATTGTCCTGTTGAAAATTGATTTAAATTGTTTCGCAATACACGATTAGTAAAATTAATAATATCGGTTGATTGCTTAATAAGATTACTTGATGCTCCTACAAATCTATCTGCTATTACTGATGCTCCTGTTTCTTTTTTCTTGCGTTTATCCGTAACAGATGGTAAAATGGTTAAACCACTTGTGGTTACTAACTCTGTCAAAGATGCGAATATGTCAGTCAGTTTTTTTACTAATATTTCAAAAGTTTCTGCTGTGTTTTTGCTCGTTCCACCATCTACCGCAACTTCTCTTCCCTTAAAGTTTCTGCGTAGGTGTTTATTTACCTGTTTCTTCGCTTGATTAAGTCCGTTCAAATCTTCACTATATTTCAAAATAGGCATTTATATTATATTGATATATTTTTTTAATCATACGACTATCCTAAATTAATATAATCCGTGTGCCTTTACATACTTGGACGCTTCAATCATCTTCATTCCTTTCTCACGCATTACACGCTTGACGATTTCTGCTCTCTTTGCTCTGCCTCCTGCTCCACTCGTGAGTGCGGAAATACCAGTTTTAATACCTTCTTTTAGTAGGTCTTTTCCAACCTCCTTGACAATTGGGTTAGAGATGATGGATTTACCGACATTACCAATTCCTTTAAACACACTTCCAATAGAGAACTTGCCTCCCTTTTTACCTTTGCCTTTGGAAACCGCCATATCCATCGGTCTTACCATTTCTACCATACTTTCTAAATCAGCACCACCACTTACCGCTCCACCCTTCTTGCGTCTGCGACCTGCTCCACTTGACTTACTTTTGGCGTAATCAAGCACAGCATCTTTACCCATATTAAGACCTTGTTTGAGTAAATCTTTGCCGACCTCTTGGACGATAGGATTGTTAATTACTGCGTGTCCTACCGATTTAGCACCATTACCCAAATCTTTTATTAATTTACCAAATGAAAATCCACCAGTTTTGGTCTTGTAAGGAGCAACGATTTCGTGTAATTTGGCGAATGTGTGAGATTTCTTTGCTCCAAGAGGGGCAAGAACGCTGACAATATCCATCTTTTTTCTTGGAACAGGGTGTCCTAAACCGAGCAAAAGAGGAGCGAAAGGAACAAGGGTTTTCGCAATTCCAGCAAGAGTGTCGCCTACACCTGAACCACCTGATTTCTTACCTCTTTTTTTGTGTCCTAATCCCATCAATAGAGGAGCAAGAGGCAATAATTCTTTTCCAACATTTCCAGCATCTCCCAAAAAATCGTTAAATGAATAACCGCCTCTTTTGTGTCCTAAACCGAGCAGACGAGCAGGAGGGAATAAATCGCCGATAATTGAACCGCCAACAGCACCATCTATTCCTGCGTATGCTCCGCCTGAATGAACCGCAAGACCACTATTCATATGAATAGGAGGATAAGCAGGACTATTTCCTGACAAAATATATTGCTGATTAGCAGGAGAACCACCGCCGATTTTTGCTCCGTGAAAGTTTCCTAACTTCTCACTAAACATCGTGGGGGCATACGCCGTTCCTGCTTTTCTCCAATGTTTCTCATCTAATTCGTTGAGAATATCAACTAATTTCCTGTTGTAAGGCACATCGTAAGTAATGTTCGCTTGGGGCATTTTATATATAATAGAAATATAATAATATATAAAACTGATTTGAATTATTTGGACGAATGACGAACTCCTATATATTTATCACTCAATTTGAAAAAGGTAAATTGATTTGAAATATCCTAAACTATTTGTTTAATAGTGCTTTTTAAGGCGACCTCCTGATGTGTTGCCGAAACCACCACCGCTGGTGTTTCCTCCGCTTGTCGCCATTCCAGCAGACATCACACCTCCTTTGGTGTGGCGACGCATTCCCTTAATAGCAGTAAGAGAGGCATTCAACATCTTTCCACCAACCATTCTTGCGACTTCGGCAGAGGTCATACTTGATGCTTGACTGCCTGATTTGGCGGACAAGACCATCTCCTTTGTCAAAATACCAGTATAGATGGAGGAAACGCCTGATTGAGTAACAAAGATGCCTGAATTGACGCAGACAATAATGATTTCAGGAGTAATGCTAAATCCAAACTGATTAGTAACGGAACACTGGAATTGGAAATTGTAGTTTCCAAGAGAACCGCAGGAAATATAGTCAGGGAGCGACAAATCGTAAGCAGGGTTAAGCACCAAAAGAGAACCAGTAGAGGCAACCAAACTACCTGCTCCTGTGGCGTTGTTAGTAACGAGTTGCTGACCGCTAAACTCACCCCAAGATTGAGTGCTTCCGTTGCGAACAGACAAACGCCAAAGGTCATACTGGGAGGCAGATGACAAAAGACCACTTTGGTTATTAAGATTGATACTGATGTTGTTGATAGTCAAGAAAGAGGAGGTATTATACCATCTTTGCTGGGACATCGGCACACGAACATTTATCAAAAATAAATCTGGTATTTGATTGATTTGTAAATTGGAACTGGTTAGAGTAGCAGAACCAAGAGAGGCAATCGTAGGTTGATTTGCGGAGTTGGTTAAATATCTTGGAAAATCCATATAAGGCACAACATTCTTGGTTTGGATTAGGTCGCTGGGTTGAGTAGAAAGGAACTTTAACAAAAGAGCAGGAGCGGAGGGTTGCTGGGCGATGCCGACTGCCGACGCAGTAGTAAATCCGTTAGGTTGTCCTGATGTTCCTAAACTAATAGAGGTGATGTAGTTGTTGGCGGTGGAGAAAAGACGCTTACATTGTGCGTCAATATTCAAGGTAAGGGTCATATTGTTAATACCCAAAAGACCTTGCTGGTTATATTCAGGGTCGCCAAAAATGAAAGGAGAAAGGATAAGAGGTTCAGTAACAACTGTGGAAACAACAATAACCCAAGTATCCGTTACATTTTGAGCGATAGGGGAGGCATCTTGATAGACACCTGCTTCGTAACGAGCAATAGTGACAGCAACAGGAAAAGCACCACGAGGCACTTGGTCTATATCAAAAGAGGCGTTGTCAAAAGCAGAAAGAGGATTGTTATTAGCACCAACGCCATCAGCATACGAACCATACGCACAATCAGGGAAAGCAGGAGTGATGCTATTGTATCTGTAAAGTTCTCGTGAGTTATTCATTCTTAAAAGAGATGGGAGAACATCTTGGGTATTTATTGTTACTGTGGTATTGTTAATCTGTGCGGTTGCGGTAGTGAAAAGAGAGTTGAGAGGAAATGCTTGGAGAGCATCAGTCAATCCGTAATCAAAAACGGAACTATCAACTGGGACTTGATACTGGGCGTTAGTAGCAGAACCAGCATTAATGGTAAAGGTAAGACCTGATGTAAGCATTACTGCTCTATCAATCACAACATTCTCACTGGGAACTTGAATGTTAAAGATAAGTGCCGAGTTGGAGGCACTTGTGGAGGGAAAACGCTGATAAGTCGTTTGCGATGCTCCTGATTTAACGGCAAAATCTAAATCTGCGGTAATGTCACCGATGACGCTGTCTTTGACGAGAACTGTTTTAAAATCGCTCATTTTATAATATATCAAAATATAATAAAATCGGCGGAAACCTGCTAAATAACTTTTAGAACTTGGAAATGTTTTGGGAGGCAGTATCTTTCTTAATAAATGCGAACTTAACTGTTACAGAACCTCCACTATTTAAAGCAAAAGGAATAAGTTGTCCTGTTTTTATTCTATAAAAGATTGAAAGGTCTAAATTATAAAGAGGACGATTTCCATACAAAGTAACATATCTATATTGTGCTTGGGGCAAATAAACAAGGGACGGACGATAATTTCCTGTATCGCTTACCAAATCCGTAATTATATTTGCCGTATCGGCGTTATTTCCTCCTAAAACTATCTGCTGGTTATTATTATAAACAACTGGGGTAGAAACATTATTGGGTTGAATAGGTAAAGTATTTGAAACGAAAACTATTGCTAAAATCGGCGACCAATTCTCAATTGTGGGGTATTCTTGGGACATACTATATCCGTCCCAATAAGTAACAGGGTCGCTATTCGGCACAGTTATTTTCGTATAATTAAGTCCGCCTATATTCGCCAATTCAATAGAAAAATTGCGACCTTTTGAGGCAAAAGTTCCACCATATCCTAAATATCTTGACGGAAACGAATTGAAAAGTTGGAAACAAGGAGCATTCATATATATACGAATTGGGTTGTCCCCTGCTTCTTGATTTACACAATAAGCATACTGACCTATAAGTTGAGCGGTATTAGATGTTCCGTCCCAAGTAATAAACGGAGGATAAGTTGCTGGGTTTGCTACAACTGCGGTTGCTAATTGTGCTGATAAAGATTGGTCGGCAGTTCCGTAAGGAACTTGACCTAAATATCCAAATGCTCTTTGAAACGCTTTCCACACTAAATAAATCCAATAAGAATAAGAATAACAATTATAGTATCCATTATCGTTTGTTTGTATTCCATTTGTCCCTAAACTTGCTGGAACAGGAGCAGATACATCTTGGGGCAACCATTCAATAAAACTTTGTGCGGTGTATGTTATACTTGTCGCTGGATTTGTGTATGACAAGGTCACAGAGTAAATTGTTAAATTGACATCAGGAGTTCCTACTTGTTGGGAGGCAGGTTGAATGGACGGAATGAATAATGGGAGTGTTCCTGTTTCAACAGTAAAACGCAAAATACTCATATAATAATCCTCTGGAACATTAATGAAAGGCAGAGTTCTCTGTTCGTTATAGTAAAAGGGTTGCGGTTTGACTTCTGTGTTTTGAAAGTTCGTTACTGTTAAATCAAAGTATATTTGGTCTGCTGATACAGCGTTCTTTTGTAGATTAAACTGCGACATTTATAATATATAAACAGATTATTTTTGTATATTATACGCCTAAATAAAAATTATAGTGAGTAATCGGCACGAATACAATATCTCATTAAATAGTATGCTGGTTCAGGGACGCTATTTGCTATAATGCTTTGTGGAGTATTTGCTCCTGCGTAAGATGTTGTTTCGTTTGACAGATTAACCGAAACTGAACCTGCTGGGTGACTATCGTTGTGTCCTCCACTTAAACAAGTTTGGGTTGGACTACCACCCACATCAAGAGTATATCCGTTCGTTGTAATAAGTGCGTGTCCGTCTGTATTACAATTAAAAGTAATAGCATCTTGCGTATTAGTTGTTAGTGGTGGTATATTATCACTATTTAAAGTGTAATCTGCCGACAGCGTCCCAGCAGACCCATTATTAATAACATTCGCATTCGCATTTGTTCCTGATAAAAAATAATTTACTAAATTAGGCAGGTCAAATGTATCTGCCGTTTGTCCGTATCCAATTCCATTTAAAATCCTAAATAGTTCAGGATAATCTGCTATATTGTGTGTTGCTCCGTCGCAAACTAAAAATCCTGACGGAACAACTTTGCCGAAAATATTGATGACTGCTCCTACTGGTAAGTTATAACTATTATAGTTTAGTCCTGATTTTGTCGCCATTTATATTATACTTACATATTATTTAATTAGGAAAAAATTGATTTTTCGTTTTTATTAAAAACACCATTTCTATATTCGGTATTTCAAAATCCGTAGCACCTGAAAGCGTTAGATTAATTGGAGCAACTGTGCCTGAACCATTATCGTATGTGAAAACTGGTGCGGAATTACTCGTCATATCTACTGTTGATGTTGTGTTCCAACTTGTCATTGGGTGTCCTCCACCTAAATCATTTTCATCAATTTTAATCGTTGATGTTGTAGAACTACCTGTTGGAAACCCACCATTTATATTTGCTCCAATCGCCATTCCAGTTAAAGTTGGAATATCTGTTGCTGTTAATGTTATTGGGTCAAAAGTCCCTCCTGAACTCGTAGGTGTAGCAGAAACGACCCCAGCAGTCACAGCACATTTGGGAACAAACCCTACTAAATTAGGAACATTAAACTCTCCTGCTCCAACTGACCCAAAATTAGTTCCAATTACTCTAAATAATTCAGGGAACTCTGTTTCTTGATAAGATGTTCCATCACATACTAAATAATTCTTCGGCATTCTATCTCCGTCTGTTGCCCCAGCGTAAGCGATTATTGAACCTACTGGAACTGGAAAATCATTAAAACCTTGTGTGCTTTTAACTGACATTATTATATTAAATAGAGATATTATAATAATGTATTCTTTAAAAAATAAATCCACTTAACGCTCTGTCATATTGGTAAATATTTTCAGGATTGGGTGGATAAAATGCCTGTGATGCTGGTGTGATAATAAAAGGGTCGGTTGTTGAAACTGGTAGAGGAGTGTAGGTGGGAGGAATAAAACTATCAAATGCTTTTATAATCGGCAAAAATGTAACGAACGCAGGTTCAATATCTCCTCCACTCAAAATTGGTTGAATAGTGGTTTGTGCTGGATTATTTACTCCAATTGTTCCGCCTGTTACTGAACCACTATAACTATTTACATCACTACTATCTGCTTTTACGCAATTTTTCGCCGTCAATTGAACTTGTTGGGTCGTTTGTCCGTTGTTATACCATACTCCTCCGTTAATATCTGCCGTCAAGTTCCACGATTGAAACCCCCAATCAACACCTAATAAGGTCGGCATCGCTCCTGCTGGAACTAATGACGCTGGAAACGATACTGAACTGGGAAATGGTGTAGGGTCGTATGCGGTTGTTCCTTGTAGATAAGGTGTTGTAATCATATCAGGCAAATTAAAATGTTCGGCATCAACAGACCCAAACCCATCGCCTAAAACTGCGAATAATGCGGAATAATCGGTTCTTGACACAGATGCTCCATTACACAATAAAAAAGAATATGGGACTACATTTGCTCCGTGATACATTAAAGTCCCTACTGGAACTGGTAATCCTTTAAATCCGTATGTTGATTTTGTCGCCATTTATAATATATAACTATATAAATATTATAAATCTAATTTGATTAAACATTTGTCAATTTTACCATTTGAACGCTCCCTGCGTCAATATCAAAAGTTCCAGCAGAGGTGTCGCACATTACATCAATCGTAAAGGTTGTTGTTCCATCACTTTTAAATGCTGATATTAGAGATGGAAACTGGATTACATCAGCATCTATATTTATAGAGGCGACAGGGTCAGGCAACGCACCACTATATATTCCTAAAAATGATTGGGTTGTTGCTCCAATCGGTATATTTACTCCATTTACAATAATCAACCAAGTTCCAACAGGCAAAGCAGGAGAGGTGTAAATTACCACATTATCTCCGCTGTCGTGATTTTGTGATGCTTCTGTCGCAAAATTGAGAGAAAATCCAAGTGCGTAATTTTGTTGTGACTTCCAAGACATTTATAATATAACTAAACATTTTATTATAAATTAGCAGTCAGTATTATTTATCTTTATTTTGGATTTCTAAACATCTTTTATTGGTCTTTTTGTGCCTCGCCAAGTTGGTTCGTGCGAACTCCGCCTGACAAAACGGACATTTCACTTTCTCGTTTGCGTGTTCTTTGTGTGCCTCTTTTTGTTCTATTTCCAGTTCCTTTTTGCGTTGTTCGTAGAATGCCTTGACCTCCAAATGTTCCGCTTTACAACGCTTATAATACGATATAATTGTATTTGTTGCGACCTCTTTATATTTGGAGTAATCCTCGCACCATTTCGTATCATCGTATCCGTGCTTGGTATGTCTTAATAAAATGTCAGGCGTTTTGAACTCATCTTTTTTTTCGTCCCATTCTGTATTATAAAATATGTGTTGTGTGTATTTCAAGCGTTCGTGATGTCTGTTCTTTTTTTGTATTAATATTAATTCATTTTTGTTGTGTTCTAACGCTTTTTGTAATTGTAATTGTCCTAAATCTTTATAGTCCTCGTAAAACATTCCCCAAGTTGTCTTGTTATACGGCAAGTTGTATTTCTTAATCCAATCTATTTCACTTTTGGAAACAGGTTGAGAATTATTTATAGGTTCGTCGTTCGTCGTCATTCTTATTATATTTAGTTGTCTTGCTTTTAAATGGTTTTAGATTATTATTTGTCTAATTACAATAATCTAATTTTACAAATCAATTTTTTAATTTAATCCAAATAAATTATATCGTTCGGCAGACCTATTTTCCAGCAATAATAAAAACATTCAAACGGCGTTTTTGGTTTCCAATTTGGAACAGGTTGCCCTCCTACACATTTTAAAAAGTGAATGCGTTTGCGTGGAACGATTATCTGTAAGGGGTTATTATTGTTCCTACAAAACTCACGGAAATAACTTGTGTGTATTTTCTCACTCGGCAATATTATTATAAATGGTTTTCCTAACTCACGCAACCTTTTCACTACATCTTTGGTTTTACTAAACGGCGGATTTGATACTATTATTTCGCCTAAATCATTCGTAAAAAAATCCACCTCATCGTGAATAACACTAAAACCCAATTCACGCAAGTATTCACCTGACTTTCCATCTCCGTAGAATGCCTCCCAAATCACTTTATTTTTTGGTATTAAGTCCTTGATTGCCTCCCACGCAATTTTGGGTGTCATATAGTCGTCGTGTTTGAAACTCATTTGTATTACTTTGAGATAATAATTTCACTTTTGCCTTTTCTTTTCTATTCTTTTCCAATTTATATTCCGCCTGTTGTTTTTTATATAAAATCGCCCATTCTTGTTGTTTTGATAAGATATATTGGAATTGCTCGTTTGTCATTAGTAAGTTTTGGTATTTTATCTTTATATTATACTAAATCAATATTATTTTAGCGAGTGTTGGGAGTGTAGGGTTTGACCCCTTTTAATTCACCTCTACGAAAAAAACGAAAACCGATTTCACTACAAAAAAAAGTCCAATATGAAATGTTTTCAAACCCTTCAACCCTACAAACCCTACACTTTCAAAATCCCATTCTCACTTTTTCACCAAAACCCTACAAACCCTACACTACCCTACACTCCAACTCTTTTTCTCCCACTTTCTACCAAAACCCTACACTCCCTACACTCCACTCTATTATTCTCTAAAAAAAATTAAAAGTAAAAAGAAAGTAGAGATATAGTCAGGTGGGACTTGTTAGAGGGGGCGAAAAATTGAAATCTTTTTTTGTAAAAAATTGAACGCAAATTATCCAAATAAATTATCACTAATATTCTTAAAAAATTGAAAACTATTTTATAGATTTTCAGTATCCAACAAAACACGCTCAATCAAAAAAAAATTGAAATCATTTTCAATCTTACTTTGATTTGTATAAAATTGAACTACCTTTTATAAAAAAATTGATTTGAAATCCAAACAACAATCCAATCGCAATCTATACTCAAAATGAATGCCTACTCCGTAATGAATAACGCTCCTCTTGTATCCCAAGAAATCTTCCCATTCGCATTCACTCGCAAGTCCTCTTGCTGTGATAAGTGTAAAATCGTTGGAACAGAACTACACCTATTCAAGACCGCTCTTGCCGAACACGCTTTCACCCACCCAACATTTCCTACTACCTATCCCAATCTCCAAGCAATTCCAACCGAGTTTTTGGAGAATGAGGATTTGATGATGGAGGTAAAAGTGGTGACAACCTCATCGGTAAAAGATGAGTGGTTCTGTGGTGCTTGTTGGTGTAAGATATTGAACTTGCCCCTTACCAACAATAGTGTCAAAACCAAAATCAAGGAGGCAAACCCCACCTTTGATGACAAAAAAATCGCAAAAGAAATAAAAATGATTAGCGACAACGAACTCCTCTTTAAGACCCATCGTGTCAAAAAAACCCAAGAAAAAGCGAAACTCTACGAGGATTGGGTGTATGACTACCTGCGAACCAATCTCGCAAATGTTAAACAATCTCACAAAAATACCTCACAGGCACATCAGGACAGCATTAACCAGTTTATCCAAAAAAAGAAAAAATCAATCTGTTCCACCAATTCTCGCCACTGGATTAAGGAGATTAGAATGCGTAAAATCTCCAAGTTCTACGCAGACCGCAAGATGCCTCACAAGTTCTACGCCTACATCACCTCGCAGATGTTTAATCACTGGGGATTTCCTACTTGGGAGCAGTTTGCCGAACAATACAGAGGACACGCCAACAACCAAAATAGTTGGGCGGACAACTACGAGCAACACGGCAATTTGATTAAGGCAAAACAAGTGCGTTGCCCTCCTGTGCCTGAATGGTGGAATGAACTATAAAATACCTGTATAAACTTAAAAAAAACTATAAAAATCCTGTATTATATTTATATATTTTGAACTTTGTAATTTAATTAACTAAACTAAAATACAAAATTAGGGGCAACCCTTTTTTTATTCTTGACACTCAACAGAAAACTCGCCAGTCAAATTAATAAAAATACCTTTGTTTATCAATTCGTCGTATATATTATCCTCATTTTTCAAGGTAAGTCCGCTGTCCTCTAAATTATCAATCTCTAACTCAACTTCCTCTGCTGGTGGTGTGCCTCCATCTGCCTTTAATTCTGTTAAAACACGCTCCCAGTAAAACTCCATATTCTTATATAACCAAAACTCGTATAATTTATCCTGCTCCGCCCAACATTCGTTCGCCCAAGTATCTTTGGCGAATTGTTGTTTGGTTTTATAATCTTGTATTTCTTGTTCTGCTACTTTGATTTGCTCTTCCAAGTCAGGTTCTCCTCCGTATCCATTTATAATCCAATAGTGGTCGCCGATTAAACCTCTGTCTCTCATTTATATATATACTATTAGATTATTATTTTTCGTTTTGGATTTCTTCTAAATGTTTCTCTCTAACCAAATGGATTTTAAATAAAACTAAACATTTTTTTAACTCCTGTAATGAATATTCTTTATAATTTGGCGGATTTGTTCTGCCGACGCTCTCGTAATATGCCTCTATAAAAGGGAAACAATCTTCACGCTTTAACTTATCCATTACTGCTTTTTCAGTTTTATCCATTTATATAATCTATTTATTATAAATTGCCTAAATATCCGCAAGTTCGGTATTTAGATTGATTAAGTTTTGGAATATGTCAGGAGTATCTCCCCAAAGTAATTTATACGCAAACAAAGCAGGACTGGGAATAAGATGTCTAATTCGTTCTCTCTCTTTTGAGTTTGCGAGATGTCTTTTTCTGTAATTTTCTCTGGTATTAAAATCTGCTCCATCTATAAAGGTATGAGCGGTTGGACTTCCAAAATCGTAATGCTTTATCTTATCACCAATCGCCATCGTTATTCTAAAACGCTTGGTAGGTTTAGGACTATTTACCAATTCTAATATTTCCATCTATTATATAATCTAATATTATAATAAATGGAGGAAAAAAAACCAAATCAACTGAATAATTCGGTGTCAAACTTGATAGAAAGATTTGCTGTAAAAGGTAAATGGAAATTGATAGGTTCAAACTCATTACGCTCTACGATGTATGGGAGTGATTACGATGTGGAAACGGAATTATATAGTTCGCCAAGTGCGATTGTCAAACATTTCCAAAATGCCTATAAAGATGCTGAAAAAGACCCAAATGTGTATATTACGGATTTCAAATGCGGATACGATAAACGCCTCTTGTATGAGGGTGATTATTCTAAATCATCTCTCAAAAAGTATTTGAAAAACCCACTTATTCCACGCAAAAATAAAATGGTGATTAACAAGGCGACAGGAGAAAAGCAGATGGATTTAGTGCGAGATTTATTTATTTTGAGATGGAAACCCAAAGATGTAGCAGACGGAAAAATAAAATTAATTGATGGAACTTACAAATCATTTGAGGACTGCTTACTTGACCCAACCACACTTAAAATTGACCTGATTAAAAAAGTAGGCGACCAATTCTGCGAAATTAGTGAAAATTATTATTTAAAAATGAAAAACGGCAAGAGCAATTACCCAGTCAAACCAAGTCGCAAAGATATAGAAAAGTCGTTTGGAGAGGATATACAATATTATTCACACAAAAACTCATTCAAAGCACTCAAACGCTTATTTTCACTCTATTTAATTGAGGGCGACAAGGAAAAAGAGATAGAAAAAATGATTGATTTTTTTAACGGACAGGTTGGTTATTTAAATAAAATAAGAGCAGAATTGGAGATTTTAGAAAAAGTGCTTACACAGGATTTTAGGAAACCCAAGTGGGAGGACATCAAGAGTAATTTACAATTTATTAAAGAGCAACTCTCTTCTGTATTTGAAATACCAATCAAGGAAAAGATTTTTAGCGAGATAGATAAGATTACGGAAAAATCTGCTTTGACAGATATAATTACCATTAAAGATTATTTCTTAAAAAAAATCAACGAATACTCAAAAGATTTTCTCACACACTATATATAAATGAACTTTGAAAACGAGGGACAAATACTCGCATTATTGGAAAATACCGATGAGAAAGATAGAAAAAAATGGAAAACGCTTTGTATTACCGACAGACCAAAGGATTTGACAAGTGCTTTCAACGAAATCAAACTCAAAGATAAACCTAATTTGCGTTTTCAACCTATTCCTGACAAGAATATTGAACGCTCAATTAGATATGTTACAGGAGCATCAGGGTCAGGAAAATCGTATTGGACGAAACACTACGCAGAGGAATACCACAAAATATTTCCAAAAAGGGAGGTATATATGATTTCCAGTTTGCGTGATGACCCATCAATAGATAAACTCAAATACATCAAGCGTCTTAAAATACACGAACCAGCGTTTATTAATGACGACATACAAGCAGGAGATTTCAAGGATAGTTTGGTTATTTTTGATGATACGGATTGCTTACAGAATAAGGTTTTGAAAAAGAAAATAGACGCTATATTAAACGCCATACTGGAAACAGGCAGACATTTTAATACGGAGGTTGTTTATACATCACATTTAGCGTGTAATGGACTTGATACTCGCAGAATATTAAATGAATGTAAAAGCGTCACCATCTTTCCTAATGGTTTGGGTGGAAAGGCGATGAAATACTTGTTGGATAATTATTTTGGTTTGGATAAAGAACAAATCAAAAAAATCAAAAAATTAAATAGTCGCTGGGTTACTATTTCAAAAGGAGCAAAGATGTCAGTAATGAGTGAAAAAGAATGTTTCGTATTAAACTTACACGATGACGATTAAATCTCTTCATCTGTATCGTGGTGTAAATTGATTAGACAAACGCCATTCGGTTCATATTTAAAATCAGGGTCTAATAGATGTAATTTTTTAAGTCCATCTACTAAACCATCGTAATTCCAGTTCATTATCATACCAGCATTCGTGCGTTTTTTGACACCATACTCTACCTGATAATCGGCATCTACACTTGGTTCTTGGACTAATAATAAACCGAAAGCAGTTTGCGTGATAATTTCACCAACGCCTTTCTGTTTTGTTTCACTCGCCCAATTACGAAATTGGTTATACAAATCACCAACAGAATTGCCGTTTGATAAATTGCTGTTTTCTAAACAACTTACAATCCATTTAAGGTGTAGAGGAGAGTTCAATTGTCTAATTTCACGATAAGCAGGAGTAATAGGAACAGACCTCGCCCACTTAATAGGACTTGACATCGTTTCCAAAGTTTTAAGATATTGATAGAACGCCCACTTGACCTCTGCTTTACCGAGATGTTCTACTAATTTCTCAAAATATTCCACATCACCACGCTTTTCAGCATTTACATCAAATACACCCCATCGTCTATCTCCCATCTTAATAGGTAAGGGATTGCGGTTATTTGTGGCGAATAAGAACCTTGCGAAATCATCTAATTCGTATTGTGCGACATTCTTTTTATTTACATTCAAACGCTTACCTGTAATCTTGGATTTCAATTTATCTTGGGATTTGAAATTAGCACCGCCCTCTGCCTCCTCAACAAACACTAATAATTTGTTCTCAAATTGCGAGTTGAAATTGCCGTATAGAATATCATTATCCCCTACTACAATTGTATAATCCTCGCCCAAAATCTCAAAACCAAACCATTCGTATCCCAAGTTTTTACCTGTTCCTCCTCCTTCTACGAGCAGTTTGCTTTCATCTCTATTCAAAATCGCCAAATCAGGTTTGATGTGAGGGAATTGGATAATATTTGCGAAATATTTTAAGATGAAATCGCCGTGACCGCTGGTGAGTAGGTCGTAATGATACTTGATAGGAGCGATTAACTCGGCAATTCTTTCTTTTGTCAAAGGCGTATCAGGGCGGAACTTTTCAGCATTAAAACCACGAAACAAATTGTAAGTTTTTGGAGGACACAACGATATTTCAGGATAAAACCCAACATTTTCGTAAAAGTTGCGTTCAGGGTCTTCAATCCAGCGGTCAATAAACTTGACCTCAACAATACGCTCTTTTTCATCACTCCACTCGTGGAACTTTAATGGAGCATATTTAATTTTTGCCTCATTCACTTTCAGGTATTCCAGTTTTCCATTCGCAAGAACGGAAACGACTTGATGTGATAGTAAGAATGAATGCTTTTCAAACTCGGTTTTGATAATTTTATATTCGTCGTTTTCAGGTTTCAAAGGTTTCCAATCGTAATCAATATTTTTGGTTTCCAATTTGACATCATATCCAGTCCATTTTTTAATTTCGGTTGCTCCACCTACCAACAATTCTGCTGGGAAATAGGTTTCACCCTCCAACTTTTTCACATATCCGCCGTCGTGAATATAAACGGATAAATAACGACCTTGAAATGTCAAATAAGCGTCCCATACCATTAGCATTTTACGCTCTTCGGTTTGGAATAATAATGACATCAAAGATGCTTTTGGATTTGGTTTGGATTTAATCATTTTCTTTTCTTTTCCAGTTTTTAATTTGTGTAATTCAGGGTGATTTTCCCATATTTTAAGGGCAAGAGTTTCTACCTCTTTTTTTAATTTTGTGAGGAACTCAAATCCTTCCTCTGTAATATCACCTTCTACCTCGTTATAATTTTGGGAGAATAATTTAATATCGCCGAGATACAGGCATTTCAAGAACTCGGTTTTTGCTTTTTTGCGGTTATTTGACACCAACGCCAATTTTGCCTCACGATTATTCACATATTCGGCAATATAATCACATTTCAACTCCAAATCCCTCGCACATTTAAGAGCAACGATATAATGACAATTCGCAATATCAGTATCCCAATACCATTTTTTAGCGAGGGGATTTCTCATATCAAAGCGGAAAGATTGTAACCCAATCGCATCAACAGGGAACAACCGACCCAATTTCAATTCCTCGCAACCCAACCCAAAACAATACTGGGTATTAATTTGCGACCCACTTGTTCGGTGTTTATTATAATGCGACAAATGGGTTCGGTCTTGCTTGTTAAAACGAGTGTCATTTAATAAATGTTTGATATTATCCTCATCAAACCATTCTCTTTTAATTATATTATACTCAACAGGTTCTTTATACTCAAACTCCGCTGGTAAAGCAGTAACATTCACAGCGTCAATCACGAAAACTTGTTCGGCGGTTGCTTCAACTAAAACTGGGATTTCCATTCTATACATTAGGTTAATATTTTATTTCTAAATATTTTACGCAATTAGATATTTATATTCCTAAATACAAATATCTAAAACAAATCAATTTTATAGATTTTACTTTTCGCCTAAAAGGTCGGCGACAATCGGTTTTAAAAGGGCAGGGTCAATTCCTCCTAAACTTCTCTTGACTTTCTTTTTGAGTTTTTCCTCATCACTCAACGGAGTATCCTTTTTGTATTTTCGCATATATTCACGCTGATAATCACGCTTTTTTGCTTTTTGTTCGGCAAGTTTATCTGCCTTAATCTTTTCTTTCATTATATCCATCATTTCAGGAGTAAATTGGTCGGCAGTTAAAGAAACAGGGGAGGCACTAATAGGAACGGCAACTTGACTTGCTGGGATATTGACCTGATGAACTGGGGGCAACGCTTTCGCTTTACGCTCTGCTTGTAATTCGCTAAATGACTTTTTAGAGGGCATCTTTACTTATAACATATACTAACATTTTATTTCTAATATATTTCCGCAATTAACATTTATTATCTCTAAATAAAGTAAATGACAATAGACCGATTTTGTGTATTTGGCGAGAGATGTAGCGGAACTACATATTTGGAAAACTTAATTGAGAGCAATTTTGGTCTGCGACGGACAGATGAGTTTGGACTAAAACACTTGTGGGATATGAAAGATTTTAAGAATAGTGATACAACACTCTTTATTGGAATAGAAAGAGAATTGCTGGAATGGTTGGATAGTTTCGCAAAAACACCGCATCAAGTTAAACCTTATTGTCCGCTGGACTACGAGATGTTATTTTTTAAACCAATTAGGTCTTATTTGGGACAAAGGTTAGTAGAGGAATACGAGAATATAATGGAATGCCGAACGACGAAAGGTAATATAATTCTCAACCTATCCAATATAGTCAAATATTATTATTTTATAAAGTATGAGGACTTGGTTGCTGACCCAATAGCGTTCCTACTTATCATTCAAGAAAGGTTCAACCTCGTTCCTAAACTTGTTCCATTTAAAAATTGGGATACTTATAAGAATGACAAAACTATTTATAAAAAGAAAGACCTAACTATACCTCCTGAAATCGTTGAACGATTGATACAAACTTATCCTAAACACTTTCTAAAAAGAGATGAGAAATATAACAGGGTTCATCATTCGTCAGTCCTATATTCTTGCTAATAGTTTTTTAACTCTATCTGCCTCTCTTGAAAAGTGATGGAAACCAGTAATATCTTTTGGGTCAATTGCTCCTTTTTCGTGTAAATGCTGACCGAGATGATGTATTATATTTTCGTAATTTGACAATTCTTTATTAAGATGGGGTTTCAAATGGGTCGTCCAGTGTCCGCCAACCTCACCCTCCTCCTCCTTTTTCATTCTTGCGTATTCTTTGGCGAATACTGGGTCGCTCAAAGGGTTAATCATTCCTCCCTCTGCTGACGCAACTTGGTCTTTAAAATCAGGCAAAGGGTTAAATCCTTTACCAGTTTGTTCGTCATCACTATCGCTTTCAATAATGAACTTGGGTTTCTTTTTGGTCGCTTTTTCCTCACGCTTTTTCGCTTGACGACGCTTTGATGCCTCTATTGTCTTTTTGATTTTCATTTGTCTTGCCTCCTCTGCTGTCGCATACTTTCTTGGTCTGCCTCTTTTTTTGACAGGTTCAATCTCCTCAATCGTAAAATTAATATTGGGTTTTTTTGCTCGGTTAATATCCTCTGCTCCCATTTCATTTCTCTCGGCACTCTGTCTGCCCTTTTCTATAATTTCTTTTTTGGCGATATTTTTATTGAGTTTTGCTTTCATCTCCACGACTTTTTCCTTGTGTCTTTTTTGTTTATTTATTTTACCTGTAATCTCCTCTGCTCCCATCATTTCTTTTTCTTGTTTCTTGGTAAGTTTCTTACGACTGCCGTATTTTGCTCTGTATTCGGTTTTACATTCAGGGGTGGATAAGGCACACCCATACGATAAATTATTTTTTGAGGCAAACTCTTTTACCCAGTCAGTCCAACGATTAGCACCTCCACTTAACGCCATTTTGTTATATAGTATCTCTATATAAAAAAATAGTAGAATTAATTGATTTTATTTCGCCTAAAACAACAGAAATATCTTTCCCAAAAAGTTCTTGCTGGTTGTTTTTCACCCAATATCTCCTCCAAAACGGAGATAGTTTGTCCGTCACTCGTCATCATATATTAAAAAAATATTAGAATTGAACCAAAGTAGCACTATAATAAACATTAGATACATACTGGTTTAGTTCGTTAGTTTGTCCCACACCTAAATAATAATTTTGAGAATAAGGAACACTAATATTATCAGTAAAGGTAAAATAATTTTGGTAAGCACCTGTATAAGTTATTAGTTGAGAAGGTCTATAACCTGTTGAGTTGAGTATATTAGTATAAGTATAACTTGAACCTCCTGTATCAATTAAAAAACACCAAGCATTACACATATAAAAGTTTCCTGTTCCTTGTTGAAGTGAAGTGTCAAACAATACTGAATAGGTTATTTGGTATGTTCCTGCCTCTAAATACATTGGTGTTCCGCCGTAACTTTGTGCTGAACTTGAAAGACCGAGATTGTAAGTTCCAAAAGTATAATTCCTTTTTATCGCAGTTCCATTAATAGTTGTTGTATTTATATTAGCACAATTAAGGATTTCGTTATTAGTCATATCTATATTGTGATAAGCACTATTACCTTGATTTAAA